TCATTTCAATAATATCATCACTGCCGTATTCCAAGTCGCCGTACTTAACTTCTGTAAGGAATGCATTCCAAAGAGTCCACGTTTCAAGTGGAACCCCATTAGAGTCAAGCTGCTGGATTGTGACAGTGCCTAAAGCGCCCGCGGCCTTTGCTTTTGAAATTGTTGACAACTGAGTTGCATTTGCGGGGGGAGCATAGCCGGCTTGAACAATAATGTCTGAAAGAGTTGCTGTCATATCAGGCTCAACAGGATCGACTAAAGTTATAGAGATCTCTTCCCATGTTATGGCTCCGGGATAGTGAAATTTATGATTTAAATACGAATGCTCCGTAGTTTCAACTTTAAATGAGGGCTTTGCAGCTGTTTTTGCATACCAAAGTTGGGCGCCCCCCTGAGCTGATTGAATTCCTTGAAATTCTATAATAAATCTAAATTTTCTCTTAGGATCGTTAAGTGTTGTGTCTTCACCAAAGTTTGTTGACCAGAATGCCATAATTTGAAACTCCTTTTATATGTTTTAATTAGTGTTGTGAGACAAAAAAGCTTGTCCCTTATTTTTTTTAATCATCGAAAGAAGCACCGGAAGAGGCAATCACGAAGTCAATGGCAATGTATTCAATTGCTCTAGCTGGCTTGATCATGATCTTGGCATACAAAATATTTTGATCAATCAAATCTGGGGTTGTGGTTGACTCATCAAGAATTAGCTTATAATCGGTAATACCATAATTTATTTGAACATTAGCCAGAAAAGGTTCGACCAAGCCTTTAAATCTGGTCCAAGTTGCTTGGACGTTTTGCTCAAACAAAACCTGCGTGGAAAGAATAGAAATTTGCTTCTTCATGAAAATAACTAATCTTCTCACATTAATTCTATCAAGAGCAGATTGTCTCTCCTGTAGAGTCTTTTGTCCGAAAACGACTATTCCTGTAGATGGAAAAGATGCAATTGGGTTAATGTTGTACTCGTATAGAGTGTCTCTTTGTTTAGATGTTAATCTCTCTGTAATTCCAGTAACTGGAATTCCTGCGGCGCCTTCAGTTAAGCCACCGCGATTAAAGCCTGCAGGTGCAAACCAAACTTCAGAAAGAGCCTGAGAGCTTCCCATAACGCCCAACATAGCAACGCTTGGGGGTACCCATAATAGTCTACCATTAGATGAATCCCTAGTTTGCACCCATGGGTAGAATGTACAGCCATAGCTTGAATCAATTCTTCTATCTCGAAGTGCGGTGGATGCTGCTTGTGGGGTTGTTCCAATTCTATCTGCCTTCGCGCTCTTGTATATTTCGTGAGACGGAAGGTATACACTAGCAAGATCGATGACAGCGATCGCATCTGCGCGATCTTCACAAACATCGATCATGTGTCCTGTGAGGGCGTCTTTAGTGAGACCAGGAGCAGCCAAAACGTTCATATCCAACAGCTCAGGATCCGCAACGGTATCAATTGCGCGGAGCCACGAATAATATGCATAATTCGTTGTTTCTGTGGGAGAAGAGCCCATTCCTTCGTTATAGTAAGGATCTGGCACCTTGATGTCTTCGCCATCGTGTCCTCCGAAAAATGGAGCAACGAAGCTATCGATTCCGGCATCCAACAACGTTGTGTAGCTTCCGCCAGCGGAAACAGAATCTCCTCCCGCCGAGTCCACCACCCGGACGCGAGAGCCAGAGGCATAATAATAACCATTAGTGATGCTTGAGTTTAGCTGAATATCATCCATAGTAAAAATATATGAGTATGGATCGATTCCGGCACCCCATGTTGTCGTTGACGGATCGTCGCCGAGATCGGCATATAGCCTTCTGTGGAAATCTCCGAGCCCTAAACGCCCACCTCTTGTGCTGGTCTGCGTTCTTCTGCTAGCAAGACCGAACGATGCTTTTGTAACATCAGAAAGCCCACCATCAGAAGCCGAAACTCTAAGCGGAGCGTATGGAAATGATAAAGAAGCTGTCAAGTTCCAGGCTGCTGTAGTAGCACCCCATCCTCCATGCTCGCCCATATCCTTAGCGCCAAAGAGAATGGAGCCAGAAGAACCGATTCCCGAGGAATAGAGGTCTGGGTACAAAAAGGATCCACCGCTAACATAAGCCTGATTAAAGGCAACCCGACCGGAGCCGGCGGAAGACTCGCTATCGGAGTCTGTAACGTAGATAGCTGTTGTAGAATTGAAGGTATCTGATATGTGCTCCGTTGTAAGACTAGCCAGACCAGAAAAGCGTGGAGGACCGAAATATCCGAATGGAAGAAGTTTGGCGTTTGTTGCGCCGGCGGCGACATCAGTGTTCATATCTACATAAACATATTTAGAATTATTGTTATATTCGCCATAACTTTTAAGGCGACGAGCGGTGGTATCCCATTTTGTGAATTTATCACCAATTCTGCGCTCAACGTAGTTCACAGAAGTCGGATCTAAAGTTAAGTTATCAAACCTCTCTAAAACAATTGGATTTGCATCAGTGTCGGTAATCTTTCTGATAACCACCGAGAATGTTCCGTAATCATCTGTTAAAGATGTAGACTGGCGGATTTTTTCAACACCTACTTTGCAATTTTTGTGGAGCCACTCGCCATGTCCACGACCCTTAAGTCGGAAAAGCTTCTGCTTATTATGGGGAACGAAGTCCGCGGCGGATCCGAGATCCTGTCCGATAAACCATCCTGCAATGGCATCTTGAAATCCTGCAGGGGATCCCACTGATTGCATTTTAGCAGGACCATAGCCGAAAGAGGCGCTGCCAAGAGGCAGAATGAAGCCTAGCTTCGCTTGTGTATCAAGACTGTTCCATCTTAAGTACTGCTCAAATGTTTCTCCAAGCCAATAACTCTTATAAGAGTCAGACGCATAGAAAGCCCCCCTTGTGGAAGTTAGCTGAGGATTTGTATTAAACTTGTTTCTGATGAACGTATCAGCGCCATCGTCAAATCCAAACCTAATCTTTTCAGTGCTCTCAGCCCCATCTGTTTGTGTAATAAGCGAAATAGTAAACAGGTTATCTGAGTCTGTTCCAATCACAGCGCCGTAAGAAGCCGTAGAGCTAAGACCAGTATCGCCGCGGGTACCGGGGGATTCGGCGGTAGTGCCTTTTCCACCATAAAGCGAGCCACTCAACTTAACGTGAGAGCCAGAGTCTACATACCAAATAGCAGCTAAGCTGGCTGTTCCCAAAAGAGATGTCTCTGCTGAACTCGATGCAATAACGAATAGACCATAAGCACCGCCATTTGCATGGGCTGCATTTGCGGGAGTATTAGTTGTTGCCCAGCCAGAATAGCCAGCAGTAGCATCAGGGCTTTGATTGCCTAAAAGTCGGACATATGTAAGAGGAGCAACGTTTGAAGCCAAAAATGCTTTTGCGGCGTAAGTTCCATACATAGGAGCCTGATAATTGCCGTCGCGATATACATCTCCGCCTCCATTACCAGGAACGGTACCGCCGAATACTTCTACAAACTCTTCATAAGACTGTACTTTAATCGGTGTTAAAGCCATTCCTTGGGGCGCGCGGCCTATTACTACGGGACCGATAGCGTCTGCAGTCTTGGGGATAAATGAGTTATCAATCTCATTAATAAACACTCCAGGAGATACAAATTTAAAACTTTGTGCTGACATATTGTTTTCCTCTTATTAAAATTCACGCAAATGATGCTGCAATCATAAATTAAATAGTATTTTGAGTCTCAAAAAGCTGTTCAGGAACTATAAAAAACCCATCTTTCACTTCAGGATGTCACCAAACGTATTTGGGATCCCCGGAGGGGCTATAGATTCTTGTGGGTAACTAACTTGTACTACGTTCTCTTCTAATCGAACTATTGGTCGATCGTCACTCTCGCCTTCGCCAATTAAATAGCCCAATACCTTAATGGTGATCTCGCTTGTAAACAGCCTTACATCTTCCCCCATGGCGCCAACATTGTTGCTGTGCGTAAAACCCTGATCGATAAAACCTTCGTATACGTGTCCGTTTCTACGCATCGTAAATGCATTAATCTGACCAGTGCGCGTTATAAAAGGCTGCATTAGCTCGTTAATTTGCTGTTGATATTCTGTTCTTATGGAGATCTTATATTCAAGGTCGACATATACAGGAATTGGAATTGATAAAAACTGAATTACTACTTTCTTATTGATTCTCGGAAAATGTCTTTGTAATTTTTGACCAACATTATTTCTTGTACCAGTCGCAACAGCAAAATTTCTAGTTTTATCTTGAACTATTTTTCTTGCAATTATAAAGCGTCCCGAACGACCGTTTTTATCTTGAGAATAAAGATGTGCTTGAAATGTTCCTTTGCGAGATGGATCTTTTGTTATTCCTGTTCTCTCGACACTGATGAGGGGCAAAACCAAAGCGCCGGCGCCGTCCCGCAACTCTTTATCGTGTTTAATTTGATACGCTCTCTCTGGGGCTTGCCACAAGACGGGGACCTTTTTAAAGCCCGAATTAGTTGTAGTAGTTAAGTTTAAGTCTTCTTTTATCCACGACATTAGTGCATAATCAACACTTTCAATAGAA